ATGTTAAAATTAAAAATGGAAAAAAAGTTTGGTCCGGGTCGAATCTGATCAATCAAGCAATGGAATATGGGTGGGATGTTGCGTTTCCAATTTGGAGCGACTCTTGTAAAGATATAAATGAAGCTGTAATTAAATACGGTAAACTTTTTGTTTTGAAAAGTATTCTAGAAAGTGTAGAGTCGAGTAAGCTAAAAATTGAGTTACACAAGAAACGCATATATAATAATCTATAAGGAAATAAATGAGTAAAGAATATAGTACAGACCTACAAAGATTATTTTTAGAAATGATGGTCAGTGACGCACAAAGTTATGTGCGTGTACAGAACATTTATAATCCCGAAAACTTTGATCGAAGCTTACGTGCGGCAGCTGAGTTTATTAAAACTCATAGCATCGATTATAAGACACTACCAACCATTGATCAGATACGTGCAGTAACTGGAGTTGAGTTAAAGCCAGTGCCCGACATGGTGGAAGGGCATCAAGAATGGTTTATGTCTGAGTTTGAAAGTTTTTGTCGCCGGCAAGAACTAGAACGTGCAATTCTTAAAGCCGCAGACCTGCTGGAGAAAGGAGATTATGATCCTGTTGAAAAGCTAATCAAAGATGCAGTACAAATTAGTTTAACAAAAGATATGGGTATTGATTATTTTGACAATCCTAGCGAACGTATTAATCGTTACTTCAATTCAGGAGGTCAAGTTTCAACAGGGTGGCCCACTTTAGATAAAATCCTATATGGTGGCTTTAGTCGGGGCGAACTGAACATTTTTGCTGGTGGATCGGGCTCGGGTAAATCTCTTGTTATGATGAATATTGCATTAAGTTGGCTACAGGCTGGACTTAGCGGTGTTTACATTACACTGGAACTTAGCGAAGAACTATGTTCTCTAAGAACAGATGCAATGCTAACAAGTATGAGCACACGAGATATTCGAAAAGACATTGATACTGCTGAACTTAAAGTTAAGATGGTGGGTAAGAAGTCCGGGCAATACCGTGTTAAGGGTTTCCCTGCGCAATCTACTGTCAATGATATTCGTAGTTACATCAAAGAAGTGCAGATTCAGACTGGTATTAAGATTGACTTTGTAATGGTCGACTACTTAGACTTATTGATGCCGGTCAGTGCTAAAGTTAGTCCTAACGATTTGTTTGTTAAAGACAAATATGTATCTGAAGAACTACGCAACTTGGCCAAAGAACTTGGTGTGCTGTTTGTGACAGCGTCGCAGTTGAATAGATCGGCTGTGGAAGAAATTGAATTTGACCATAGCCATATATCGGGCGGTATTAGTAAAATTAACACAGCAGATAATGTGTTTGGTATTTTTACATCCAGAGCTATGCGTGAACGTGGACGTTATCAAATTCAGTGTATGAAGTCTCGTAGTTCAACTGGTGTAGGTCAAAAGATTGATTTAGAATACAACATTGAAACTATGCGTATTACTGATCCAGGCGAAGAAGGTCAAGATAGCGCAACTGGTGGCTATAAACCCAGTGCTAGCATTATGAATCAAATTAGAACTAACAGTACAGTTAAAAGTGGAATAGACGAAGAAACTGGGGAAGTTAAAACTCCCGGTGCCAGCGTCGAAAGTAATAAACTTAAACAAATGTTAGCCGGCTTAAAATCTAAAACAGAATGAAATTAGTGTGTTTTCCAAATAACGCCGCCGGCGGACTTGTTTGCGATCTATTAAATAGAAATACAGTATCAATGGACGGATATAAAACGTCCAATCAAGAGCATTCGTTATTTAAATTTTCTGACAGCCAATCAATACAATGGAATGTAGATCGTATAAAATGGTATCTTAAACTTAGTCAACATAAGGAACAGGATAAGTGGTTTGGCACCCATTGTCATCCCACAGGAATTCCCGATTTAAATGAATTTGACCAAGTTCTTTCTATTAACGTAACAACAAGAAATAGTAAATTATATCGATGGATTAGAAGTTACTACGGATATTTTTTAAAACAAAACACTGATTGGCAGGAAAACAATGATATTCGATATATTGATCCCGCTAGAGAATTTGCTAAAACAGTCTTTGAAAGCTTTACTCCCAGCGAGAATTGCCAAAACGTCGAGTTTGAAGATATTGTTAGTGGAAAGTTTATTATAGAAAATAATTTAGATTTAGAACAATTTCAACATTGGAAAGAAGCTAACTCTTTTTTATACAGCTTCACTGAATCGGATTGGTGTGTACGCAGATTTATTGAAGCAGAATTTGAAATAGAAAACAATGAGCCTTGGCAATATAACTAAGATCGTTACTGCTGGAGACGGATTTGCAGCCAATCACATTTGGCCAATGTGGCCGCACATTTTGCAAATGACCACAGTTGATACCGAAGTTACCAGCTTAGGTGCAATTGGTGCAGGTAATGAATATATATTCAATTCTGTATTAAATTGTATTAACAATGTTATTCCTGACTTAGTTATTGTACAATGGGCACAGAGCAATAGACTAGACTTAATACTAGATACCGATCACAAAATTGAAATAGCCAAAGTTGACCCAGTGTACAATGAGAATATCTACAACAATTGGTGGCTGTCAAGTGCAAGTACGCAGCCTTATGTAAAAACATATCACTGTGATTATATCAGCGGTACACAAAGCAAATTGCGCACTAAAAACTATATTATCAGCCTGACTGCAATACTTGAAAAAAGAAATATTCCTTATCTGTTTTCTACTACCTACGCCAGCGAACATTATCCAGACAATAACATAAATTGGGATAAATGGGTTTGGCATCAGCCGGGACAAGGTATGCAAGAGTATAGTTTACTGCCTAGATTTAAAGATATACGATTAACAGAAATACAACCTAGCCCATTGGTCCATATGCAATGGGTATTAGACGTACTAAGGCCCAATTTGGCAGTAGAGTGGTCAGCTGAGCATATCGAAAAACTTCAAGAACTATTTGCACGTGGGGACTGTCACGGACTGCTACCGCACTACTGCGCCAGATCGAAATAAACTTAATAAATATACTAAATTGGAGTAGAATCTTGCAAAAGCGAGCTCGTAGTATCCTCGACGAACTAGACACATTACTAGTACACAAAGATCGTGAAAATCTTGTGGAAAGCCGTGCTAGTCACGTTATACAAGGTGCTATTAATTTAATTAATTACATACGCGAAAACTATGAATCTGTGCAAGCAGAGGAATTGGAACGTAGATTATTAAACAGCATTCGTACACAAGAACCTGAAAAGTTTAAGCGCGGCGTTAGGAGAATGCGTAGTGAAGATCAATGAGATAATCAATGAAGGAACCTGGAATGCACTAAAGGGTGTAGCAAAGCACTATGCCAAAGATTGGTTTAATCTAACTGATGCAGATATCAATGATCTCGTCAGATCCTTTAAACCCAATGATGTAATGAAGTTACAACAAGAATTAAAGGCAGCTGGTGCAAATGTACCAACCACTGGAGTAATTGATCAATCAACTAAAGAAGCAATCAAACAAAATCCTCAGGTAATTGCTCCACCAGAGGCCATTGGAATGGGGAAAAAGTTTAAAAAGGCTACACAAACATCATTGGTTCCGCCCTCGCAACAGGTAGCTCAGCAACAGCAAACCACAGCATCAACCCCTGCACCTGCACCTACTGCAACCCCTGCACCCGCACCTACTGCAACCCCTGCACCTGCAACCCCTGCACCTGCAACCCCTGCACCTGCAACCCCTGCACCTGCAACCCCTGCACCTGCACCTACTGCACCTACTGCAACCCCTGCACCTACAGAACCAAAATTGAATTATACACTAGGTGGTAAAAAGTTAGATCCACGAAATCCCAATGATGCAAAAGTTATAGCAGCACTACAGGCGCAGCAAGCGGCCGCACAAACCAAACAATGAAACTGAGAAAACAATGATGTATCTATACGAAGGCGGAAATATATTCGACGGGACTGGCGACATACCTAAAGAATATGTACCGTCAGTTATTAATCTTATGCAGTCCGAAGTACCGTCGGGTATTAAAGTTATTCCGGACATTGGTTCTGCAGGATACAAAGTTAAATCTGGTGATATGGATTTATTCATTGATGCAGACCAATTAATGACCAAGCTCGAATCTCCTGATGAAAAATCAGTGAAGGTTGCTCTGTCTCAATACTTTAATGCAAAGGGATATTCTACAAGTATCAAAGGAAGAAATGTACACGTTAAGGTGCCTTACACAACAGACAAAGGTAAAGCATTTGTACAGGTCGATCTGATGATTATTAAAGATGCAGCTCGTGTTGCTGATTGGCATCAACACGGTCCTCGTGGTATGTACGATGATCCTAATTTTAAAGCCAGCCATTTGTTTATATTATTAAACAGTATTGGTAAGTTTCTTGGTTTTAAAGTAGATGCATTTGCTGGTACATTGTTACGTAGAGATAATAATGAAGTGGTAGCAGACAACCGTGCTGACGCAGCTAAAATTTTATTGAATCCCAAGGCAAAGCCAACTGATTTAAATTCTGTTGCCAGTGTAATGCAAGCACTGGCAACAGACCCAGACAAAGAAGGCAAGTTAGCACAGGCCAAGCAAGATGTAGCTAAGGGTGTACTAACACTACCTGAACAGATTACCCCTGGTTCCGCAGCCTGGTTCCGCAAAATGGGACACCAGTTATGAAAGTAAAAGATATAATCTTAGAAGGCGGTTGGGATACTACACTAACACAAAGCACAGTTCTACACCCTAAGGTTGTAGCAGTAGCGTTACAAGTGGTTGATCAATTTGTAGCAGATTTTAATCAATTCCTCCAGTCTAAAGGACTTGGTCTAATCAAGCGAGGCCGTCCCACCGGTTCTAGCGCATACCACGAACAAGATGCAATTGAACATCCTGACAAAGTTTACGGTGATATTGATTTGCAAATGATTGCTCCAGAGACTGAAGGAACATATGGACAGTTTGCAGCATACTGGAATACTTTAGCTGATCAATTTGTCAAGAGCGGAAAAACTGCCTACATAGACACCAGCGAAAGTAAGCCCGGCCATCCTATCTTTAAAATCGGACCTGATGATTATGTTCAAATTGATTTTATGTGGCATCCAGAACGACTAGCAAGTTGGGGTGCGTCACGTGTGACTCCTGAAAAAGGAGTCAAGGGATTACTGACAGGAAATATGTATAGTGTGTTAGGAGAGTTACTGGATTTAAGTATACAACACGCCGGAGTGCAATTAAAAGTAGTCGACGGACAGCACGTACCGTTTAGTAAACAAAAAGATACACAGGTAATTACAGTAACTATCAAACCTGAAACATTTATATACGATATCTTTATGTACGAAGCTAAACAACTAGGTATCAAGAATCCCGAAATTTCTCCACTACTAAAACAGTATCCCGGCAATGATATCAATGATGTAAAGATTAGTAAACTAGTTAACGGTGTCAAGGGATTTGCTGAAAGCTGTGAGCTCAATGGTATGTTTACCAAAGGTGATCTAGCAGGGTTTCAGTCTGCTGGTGATTTCCTACAAAAGTTTTTACAACGATACGAAGAAAAAGCACAAATTGATATTGCTGGTAAAAAGAGAGATAAAGCCACAACACCCGAAGCACAAGCTCGTGCTGAGCAGGATAGACAAAAGATCCAACAAGGATTGGATATGGTTAAGGGATTATTTTAATGGATTTACCATTTATTACTACCTTAACTGAAGATAGAGCCGGGGCACAACCACATCCTGAAGATAGCGTGTTTAGTGGATCAGCAGCAGCAACACAAGCATTAGACAATCTATTATCTCTTATACAAAATCCGTCGAGCGTTACAATCAAATTTGATGGCTTCCCAGCATTAATTTTTGGCCG